CTATTAATAAGATGCGATGCCTTATTAGATATTTGATCGTCTTTGGTATTTATATATATGGCTAGAGAGAGATCATCGTTCTGAGACACTCCATAACAAAAAGCTTTTACTACTAAAGCAAGTAAACGCTCATCGTATTGATCTAATATAATATAATATTTTGTATTGTCGCTAAATATAGATGCATTTCCTATACTAGGAGCTTTAATAATTTCTGTATAAATATTACTATACTCAAATGTATCTACATTTTTTTGCATTGTATATGTTTCTAAAAATTTAGAATCATCAGCATTATCAGACAATATAAAATTAAAGTCTTGGCATCTTTCTATCATCTCGTGAGAGTTAATTCTTTTATTAAATAGTGGAACAGCAATATTGGTATTACAAATATGAGCAGCAGATGTTAGGAGATTGATTGGGCAATGCTGTATGATAACATCATAACCATCTTTTAGTCTTTTTTTAGATAGATTTTCTATTATTGGATTGTTATGATCAATAGGACGATCCGTTTCATGTATAAAACATGGTCTAATTGTTAGATCTTCGATTTTTGTATTGCTGATCAATGTTTGTATAATATCTGTACTATTAAAAGCAACAGCACTGGTACTCAGATACGGACCTATATATAGTATATTCATTTAATTGAATGTTTCATGTGTGCATATTGTATAAAATCGTCTTGTAGTTTTGTGTTGGCTGCTCTAGCATTCTCAGCCATATTATTATTGTTAATGATTGTTTTGATATTATTAACGATATCGTTATAACTTGCAGCAGAAATTGATGGACCATTTTGCGTAAATCCGTAAGATGCATTTTTACACATATCCAATAAGAGCATCGTACTCATTGTGTCTATATCCAAAAGATTTTCTGCACATAGATTGTGTATGAACGCAAACATATCTTTAGGGTGTTGAGATGTGGGTATATTAATATTTGGATTCAATAGTCTAATGGGATCATTCCAAGATCTTTCCGCCTTAAATAGCCATTTGGAATCAAAAAAGTTTTCCCAAATTTTGGCTGTGATATTCCAATCATAAAACTGTTCCGCAGCATTTCTTACGATTTTTCTTTTGGATTCTATTTTTTTAGGTGTTAGTTTAATATGTTTTTTGATAATTTTAACTAAATCATTACCATTTGGGTATACTCTAACAGCCTTTGTTTCTAGTTCTTTAAAGTATGAACTAATACTTATTGGATAAGCATCCAATTTTTTGATAACATCGATCATTGCGCTATAATTTACTGTGGCAATAGGAACTCCGCAGGCGGCAGCCTCTATTTGTGGCATACCAGCGCCTTCACATATTGAATATTGTACATATAAATCAAAAGTATTATATATATCAGCTAATTTCTCTTCGCTTACTCCATTGGTTACACTAGTAAATCGAGATGTTGACTCTAAACAGTTCTTACATATTTTTGTAGGATGAGAAAATGTTGATGCAACACATTCGTTGCACTTTACACACTTATATGTGAAAAATACCCTATTGAGGAGTCTATGTTCTTTTAATAGCTCAGGAAGATCCCAACCAGCGTCTGGGTAACTCGTATGTAAATAAAGATACAAGTTATCGGCAACTTTATCGTTATCTGCATATAAATCATCTAAGGTTTTCCTAAAAGCTGACAATAGTTCTGGAAATAGTTTTCTTTTTTGATTTCTCATTACAGATCCTATAATGATACTATCTTTTGGCAACCCAAGTGAATCCTTAATTACTTTGATATTATTTTTGGGCTTAAAAACATTCAAATCAACTCCGGGCCTAGCAGTATTTATGAAATTAATAGTATTATTGCTCTGGTCCTTAATAACCTGAGCACCCCAATCTGAATACGTAAAAACCGCGTCCGCATCAATGTAAGTATCGATCCACGATTCTTGCTGAGGTGCAGAGTCAACAGTTGGCATTAAGACCCAATTAAAATATGGTCTAAAAGGAGAATGTGCTTGATAAGAACTCATCCAATAGTCTCTCCAATCTACTACCACATGAGGCTTAAAATCCAGCACAACCTTATCAAATCTCCATCTACCAAATTGATTATCTCCGCGAGAATTATACTCATTAAATCTTGGATCATCATCCTTCACCCCATTTGCATAATATATCCAAGGGATACTTTTATCTCTCGGATCATTAACAAATCCATATGAGGCAAATTCTGCTATCTCATATTTATTAGTTTTATAAAGCCTAGTTAATAGTTCTTTGGTATAATTACCAAATCCGGAATTAACGAAACTGGCTTCTGATACGAATAGTATTCTGAGTTTTTCTTGCGACATAGTATAAAAATGGGGGCTGTTAACCCCCAAATTTTATTTCTCTTTTATTGCTAATAAATTTGATGATCAAATCAAAACGCTACTGACTCTGTTTCCTCGGCTTTGGCCTTTGATAGTCTGGTAATCTTAGAAAAATTATTGACTCTAACCTTAAGAGTACTGTGCTTTACTCCATCCTTTTCCCACGAATCATTTCGTAGTGATCCTTCGATTAAAACCAAATCGCCCTTCTTAAAGGAATTGCCAATAACTTCTGCTCCAGTGTCCCAAGCCTCGCAGTTGATAAAAGATGTAATCTTATCTTTTTCACCATTGGCCTTAGTGTACTCCCTAGATGTTGCAACTGTAAAGTTTACAACCGAGGTTTGCTTTCCTCCAGTATTGACTACTCTAACTTCTGGATCTCTAGCAAGGTTTCCTTTTAACAAAGTAATATTCATTTGTATCTCCTCAAAAGTTCAAAAATATGCACAAACTGTGCCACTGACATATTATATCGATCCATCGCTACAAGTCAAGATGATGGAACAAAACATTTTTCTACAACCAAGCCATCTTTATTTTTCGCTTTATTTCCAGAAAATATGAGTATATTACTATCGAATAAGTAATGTTTATACTTTTCGTATTGATCAGGAAAGAAAATAACAGAATCTAATGAGCCTGTTTGGTCTTCTATGCTAACAAAAGCCATATTTTGACCTATTTGCTTACCGGTTTTGGTTTTTATTATATTGATATTAGCTATTTCTCCAGCAATTAAAACATTTTTATGATATGTATTATTTTTAAACTCTCTACACGTACTGTTTGTCATAGTGATATCGTATGTGTCTAGTTTTGAACAAGATATTGCTGTTCCTAAAAGCGCAGACTCACTATCTGCTAGCCATTCAATTTTATCGATCATAGAATATGGTGGATGCATAACAGAATGTAAGAGATCCTGAATATGTTTGGTACGTTTAGTATTCACCTTACTATGATTAATTAAAAATTTCAAAACGACCATCAGAGAGCTAGATTGATCTGATATAAGATCATTGCAATATTCTCTCTCTTTTTTTGTTAGATCGCAACATATATCATAATCAAATAACATTTGTGTTCTGTTTTTATTAAGAAAATCCATCGCACCAGAAGATATAATAGCTTTAGCTGCTGCAGAATTAATATTACATAGAACAAAAAATAATAATTGTAAATAATTTAATTTAGTAATATCATATCTTTTATGTAATTCAATAATCTTTTCATAAACAGATAGTCCTAAGCCTTTAATATCTGTTAAGCCAAAATAGATATCTTGATTATGAATCATAAACAGCTTATTTAATAATCTTAGATCTGGTAATTTAACAGTAATATCCATTTCATTTGCATTCTTAACTAATTCTTTAATTTCTTGCTGTGGATCAATTTTGTCTTTGGCAAAACGCAGATACGAGCAGAAAAACTCTTGAGGAAAATGAGCCTTTGTATATGCTGATAAATATGCATTCATAGCATAGGATATGGAATGGGATAAATTAAATTGATATCTTTGTGCTTTTTCTATCCATCCAAAGATCTCTTCTGCTTCATCGATAGTTACGGTTTTTCTATTTTTGCATCCGTCTAAAAATTTCGTTTTTACTTGGGACATTAATTGTACATTTTTCTTACCAATACTTTTCCTTAATTCATCGGCTTCTTGCAAATTAAACCCAGCCACGATTCTAGATATTTCCATAGCCTGCTCTTGATAAATCATTTCACCAAATGTATTCTTTAATACAGGCTCTAAAACTGGATGGAAATAGTCTATACTTTCCCTACCGTTTTTACGATCTATATAATGATTGGTAATACTTTTACCATCTCTAATAGCTTCTAGAGATCCTGGTCTGAGAACAGCAATCAATGCTGATAATTGTTCTATATTCTCTGGTTTGAGTTTTTTGGCCATCATCTGACCAAGTCTTGATTCTAGCTGAAAAATACCTTTAGTATTTCCATCAGATATCAAATCCCAAGTTTTGCTACATTCCAAATTTATATTTGCTATTTTTGGAGAGAAGTGGATTCTGTTATCATCACCAATATCAAACAAGCATCCACAATCAAACTTATATCTTCTCATTAGCAAATGATCCTTTGAATTTAACCTTATGGCTCAAATTCCTATGTAATCTTAAAAATCTAATCAATATACCAGCAGTGTCTCTGACGTCTTTTAAAGCGTCGTGCGATCCTTCTTTGTCTATACCCAAATAGTCTCTAAAGTTATCTAGGGTATAGTTTTTAAGTTCATTATTATTTTCAAACCAATAAAATAACACATTCATAACATCAACAACATCTCTAGGATAAAATAAAGATGTTCTGCCTTCTTTGTTTAGGTTATTATATTTTTTACTTAGTCTGTCTACAATTCTTAAATCAAATCTATTGATATTAAAACCAGCAGCTATAGGAGCTGAAAAACAAGATTTTTTAGTACCAGATCTAGTATGATATAAATCTAAATAAGATACAAACATATTCCAAGCGGTTTTCTGATCTTGATATCCATGCCACTCGCTTAGGATATTATCCTTTGATGAAGATTTTACCTTAGCATGAAAATCTAAAACATCAGAATCTTCATATTTATAGTCTGGTTTTTCTTCTAATATTTCTGGCTTTAAAGTAATATTAAATTCAGAATTGGGTATAATTTCCAACTTAATAGGATCTAATATTACTGCTGCTATCTGTACCGGACTGCACTTATCTGGATCAGATCCGTCTGTCTCCAGATCAAAAACACATATTTTTTGGAAATTAGGCATTTATTGTTACCGTTGTTGCTGGGTCCACTTTAATTTTTTCACTTGGATTAGTGGTTGATTGAGCATTAATTCTCTGACAACAACTAATTCTTATTTCTTGTATTTTTACATACTCTTTACCATTTATAGAAAATCTATCTCCGACTGATAGTTCTCCAAATGTTTTATTCATGTTAATATCTCCCTATTTAATAAAAGTTCGGAAATGTACATAGCCTTATCTAAGAATGCTAAACCTAAAACGTCAAATTTTATTACACCCAGATATTCTAAATCTTGCATTTCCATACCAGCTATAGTTTGTTCATTTTTAGCATCATAGACCATAGGGCAAATATTATCAAGCGGTTGGCTAGATATAACAACCCCAGCCGCATGTTTGGATTGATTTGATTTGGTTCCTTCAAGTCTTATAGCTTGCTCAAACCTCTTGGAAAGAGGTCCATCTAAAGAACCATCATCATTAAGATAACACCACTCCTTTAATTTGTCAACATGATTTTCTAGTGACCATCGTATAATGGAAGACTCGCCGGTTTCTTCCTTCATTTCTTGTAGTTCGTCTGCTATTTTTGCTTCGTCTGGAATATTTTTCGTAATTTTATTCATTTCCTCAAAACTAATATTGCCGTATACTCGTAAAACTTCTTTTAATGCGCCCCTTCCTTTCATAGTATTATATGTTATCATTTGTGAAACTTGTTCGTGGCCATATTTATTTTTTACATATTCTATGATATTTTCTCTTTTATTAATAGGAACGTCTATATCAATATCCGGTAAAGAAATTCTATCTTTGGTATTTCTACCAGCAGAATAAAATCTTTCAAAAATTAATTGATATTTAATAGGATCTATATCTGTAATACCTATTAAGTAAGATACAAGACATCCGGCAGCACTTCCTCTTCCCGGCCCAGCGAGCCAATCACTATTTTTAACATAGTTTACAATATCCTGTACGATCAAAAAGTAACTAGACAATTTAGCCGATTGCAGAACGGACAGTTCTTGCTTAATTCTTTCAACATATATATTTTCGTCAGTAACTTTGTCCTGTATTTTTGTTTTCCAGCCATCTCTACATAGTTGTCTTAAAAAAGAATCCGGATTAAAACCTTCTGGACATGCAAACTCTGGTAGCAATGGCTTATTTTTTATATCATATGTTTCACACATGTCAGATACCAAATTAGTATTTTCTATTTCTTCCTGAGTATGCCATTGAGACATTTCATCATATGAGGGAATATAATATTTATCCGACTTGAAAAAACAACCCATAGGAACATCGTCTGACGATAATAGTTTGCGATTAATATCGCTAAAAGTTAATTTTAAATTATTACATAGTAATATGCGTTGATCTACAGCATCGTCTGCTTCTGCATAGTGAGCATCCGGTGTCGCAATAACCTTGGTATTTGTATTTTCTCCTATGCGTCGAATAATATTTGTTAGTTCGATTTGCTGCTTGGTATATTCCTGATCAAATAATTGAGCCTCTAAGAAAAAATTGTTATCACCAAAAATATCTTTCATTTTGGCGACAAATTCTTCGCCAACCCTAATCGCTAAATCCTCTTTATACAACTTATCTGCTAGAGTAGATCCTAGATGACCACAAAATCCTATGATATTTCCATCAAGCATGGTAGCTAGAGTATCAAAGTCTAATCGTGGTTTTTTATAAAACCTAGATGGAACATTAGACGCAGAAACAATCTTAATCAGGCTTTTCCATCCGCTATAATTTTTAGCTAGTAGAATAAAATGCGACAGGTCGGCGTTGTCTTTATTTTTAATAGTAGCATCTTGTTCGCAAACATAAATTTCACAACCTAATATTGGTTTAACTCCTATAAAAGTCATTTGTGTATGAAATTGTACAGCTCCGGATATATTTCCATGATCTGTTAGTGCGCAGGATTTTGCACCTATCTTTTTACATCTTTCAGCTATCTGTTTTGGCTTACTCAAACCATCTAGCAAAGAATAATGGGAATGAACATGGAGAGGACTATAATATTTCGTCATATCGACCCTGGGGCTTTATATTTACCAAAAGAATGATTTGGGTGTTTGTACAAGTTTATCACATAGTCTTGTCCGTGCAAGTCTGTATCATGTTTTATTTGTTCGCATTTAGTCATTGGCGATCCAATTTTGCAAACCTGTCCGTCTCTATACTCTTCTATTGGCATAATATCTGTATTTTCAAAAGTTGTTTTTCCAAAATGACATAACTTACTACACATCCAACTTTTATTTAATTGTGGTTTTTTTGTTTTCTTTATATAGTCAAATTTTTGTCTTAACATATCTTCGGTTTTTACTAAATCGCTTTTGTCAAAACATATAGAAAATGGACCACCATCATTAATAAAATAGATAGAAAATATGATATGATCTATCTCTGGATATAGATGACTGATAGCATAGTGATATATACGAAGTTGAGGGTCATTCTCTAGTTTTTCTTGAGTCTTCTCCTGTCCAGTGGCCCAATCCAATCTTCTTCCAGTTTTCCAATCTATAATTTCTATGGTCTTTTCATTAGCTAATGTTACTAAATCTATAGTTCCTTTTAGGGCCAGTTTACCGCTCAATTTGCCTTCTGGAGTCTCAAACTCATATTCTGCCCATTTTTTGTCTATTACGAAATCAAAGTGTTGCTCTGGACTAAGAATATTTCGGTTTCTTGGATCAAACATTCCGCCATTAAATTCTATTGCTTTGTAAACCCAGGCATGACAGTCTTTATAGTCCTTCAAAGACCATTTATGGTGTTGTGTAGCATCAGTATAGTGCTTATATACTTTTTCTATAATAGTATTTAAGTTATATTGGTTTATATTAATAGATCCAATTACATCATCATTAATATTTTCTGTATTGTCTTGTTGTGCTTTTTTTATAACTGCCAAAATTTCTAGTACTTTATGTACTATAGTGCCTTTGTCAGCCTTTTGCCCGGATGGCCCACGCCACCCAAGGACATATTCAATAAAAAATTGTTGTTCGCAAAGACAATGTGTATTGTATGAGCTGCTTCTAAAATATGTGATTATGATAATAGCATTCCTTTATTTTCAAGAAATCTGATAATGTTTTCATTCTTCTCTGTCACAGACAAAGTAGAATTATCAATGACTAGGTCAAAATTACTTTGATCATATACTATAGCATCTAATGATACTTCACTAGCATGATTAGAGTCATGAGGATTTAGCATTAGTTTAATAACATATCCTCCAGCTTGTTTAATCGCTGATACTTCATTAGGAAATCTACAATCGGCTATAATAGCGAAATCATATTTTTCATTGGTGATTTTTTTAATTGTTGCTTCGGCCCACACATTATGTTTCATTCGTCTAAAAATATCGGTACCAACAATTTGCATAATTTGTCTAGCAGTCATAAAACCGCTACTATGATAATCATTTTCATTGGTTAGCAAATCTTTATATCCCAGAACATTTTCCCACCTAATCTCTGTTAATGAATTTTTTGCAATGTCATCACCATAACACTGATCATAACTTAATCCTAATATATTAATGCATATATCTTGTTTTAAAGCATCTGCAAAATTATATATCTTACAACTTCCCAGAGAATATTCTTGTATAACAGATCTGACGAACTCAGAGCTGGTTGTTTTGCCCGATTGTTTTCTTCCAGCAAAAGCTATAATTGTTGTCATAAATTCACGCTTGTATTTGTGGTAAAATGATGTCTTTAACTTCTTCAATGGACATTGAACCAACATCCTCTTTATCTATCTTAATGTGTTTAATATTATATGTTTTATGACATTTTTTGGTAACTGCCTCTGCTGCTTTTCGTCCAGCATCGTCATTATCCATAATTGTTATTATGGAAAGTGCTCCTGAAATATCCAATAATATTTTTTGTCTATCCGATAACGATGATCCAAAAATAGCTACAGAATTATGTATTCCTGCTTCTTCTAATCTCCAAACATTTCCTGGACTTTCGACTAAAATAACAGACTGAGACTTAGCTATATAGTCTCTTGCGAACCAATAGTTGTAAAGGTGTTCTTGTGTTTTAAAGTCTTTGCTATGTCTCCATTTACACATTAGCCATAATTCATGGTCTTGTGGGCATTCTTGTTTATTGTCATGAAATGCTTTGCACTTATCGCATTTTTCATACATGCTTCTTCCTGTGCATCCTACCATGTATTTATGATCAATATCGTAAACCGGCACGACCGATCTGCCAGACATCTCTTTGCCGTCGCTACGGCAGTCCCCAACGTCGTATTTTTTGAGAATGGATTCGGAGTACCCACGATTTAAAAAATAGTCAGACGGAATAGATAGAGACTTTTGTACTTTTAATTGATCAACGTAATTGATAGAATGTTTAGCCGTTTTAGTATTAATATATTGTATTGTATTAACAAAATTACTTTTTTCTATTGTTTTTCTATCAATCTTAATATCGCTAAGATTTTGTTTTACAAAGTCTTGACCGAATGTTAATGCTTCTTCAAAAGAAGCCATCTCGTCCCCATCTTTGCACCATCCATGCTGTTGACGAGATAATACCCCCCTTATAAAACCTATGATAGATGATTTAAATATCTCTTCACAATGATGAGTTCTACATTTCCAGTTCCCTCTATATCTCTCACCTTCTGGATACAGATTTAGAGCAGATGCATTATCGCCTCCATGAATGGGGCAACTCATAGTAATCATCTTAGCATATATTTTGTATTCTATACCAAAAAAAGATAACAAAGATTCTATTTCGTCGCAGATTTTATCTGAAAGAATCTTTAGCTTTCTTTGATCATGTAAATGGAATTTCTTCTTCATCATTGTTTTCATTTATTACAAATCCCTTATCTTTTTTCTTTGTTCCGTTTGATAATTCAAGTTTGGTTTGTCCTTCTGTAATCTTAGCGCACCATCCGGTAAGATTAAAGTTTATATAGTCATTATCGTCTAAACATCCTCCGTGTCTACTAATAAGAGGAACTAGTTTTCTGTTTCCGGACTCGCCTCCATCCTCTGCTACTTCTTCATCTGATTTTCTTTTGAAAATGCTAAAATTACTACATAGCCATATAATTCTATCCGAACCACTTGCCGTATCTGTGCTTTCTTTGGTTATACCGTCTCTGTTTAATTGTACAAAACCAAGAATAGGTACTTGATATTTTACAGCAAAATTGTGTAAAGCTGTCATCATAAAACCTAATAGCTGATATTCTTTTAGATCTTGCGATATTCCAGCACTATCCATTAGTTTTAAATAGTCATATATAATCAGGCAATCTTTTGCTGTGCCATCTGAATTTAATCCGACCTCTTTACATAACCATCTACGCATAATGCTTAATTGTTCATCAAAAGGTTTACCGGCAATAGACTTATAATAGAGTTTGGTTTCTTTAAGGTCTTGCATAGCCTGTTGAATTTTGCTATCTTGAACAGGAGACTCAGAAAATTTACCCGTCTCAATTTTTGATATCTCTATTTCTGTCATCATTGCCATGATACGATGTATGTGATCTTTATTACTCATTTCAGTATCCATATTCAATACTGGGATTTTTAGTTTATTGGCAACATAAAATCCAACATTATCCGCCCACATAGACTTACCAGCTTTTGGTCTGGCAGCAATTATATTAACAGTACCTTTTCTAAAGCCTCCTCCTATAGCCTGATCATATATGGGAAAGCCACTAGATATTCCTATCTGTGGAACAGGATTGTCTTTCAAGAATGCTATATATTCATCTATATCTTTTGCTATATGATATGGCTCATTATCATTAGATAAATTGGCTCCAAACTCAAATAATACATCCTCAGCGATAGACAGTATTGAGGATATGGGCTCAGAACCAGTTACATCTAATAATTTATCTTGAACTTTTTCAAGTTCTGAATGTAAAGATCTAGCAATTTCTAGTTTTTTTATTTTGATTGCAAACTGTTTAATATTATCTAAACTTGCTGGAAAATCTTTTATTGCTTTAAGATGTTGTACTTCTTCTTTTTTGTTGAGTATATGGCTAAAGCCTAAGTCTTGGGCTGCCGAATATATAGAAGCTATATCTAGTGTTGATGTTAGATCTTTGGAAAATAAATGTTTAATACAACTAAAAATAAGTTGATTACTATCAACAGTAAATGTATCATTAGAAATAATGTCATTGATTTCTAGATATGCTTTATCTCCATATTCCAGAATACAACTCAAAACAGCTCTTTCGGCTGACGGATCGCACAAAATCATTATCCCGGCGCTCCAGAACACTTGTTACATTTATATCGATTTGGAGATTCCAAAATCAGCGCAGGATTGACTTCCTCTGTTTTGTGACAAACCCTGCATTGAACCGTGATCGGTTCGAACTCCCTACTTCTTATAGTAGGAGGATGAACATTAAGCAACTTATCGATCTGGCTGTCATTTTTATGCATATTTTTTTCCATCATCATATCAAACCTATTCTCTCTAATTGGTTTGTTTGATTTTTGCTTAGATTTTTTCTTTACTGTTTTTGCAACCGGGGCTTCTTGATCATCCTCAACAATCTCACCCGTCCCATCAGATAGACCTCTTTGCAAAATAGCAATCAGTTGTTTTATATCATCATTATTAAGAGACATGTTTCACCTTTGTTTTTTGTATAGACAATAATACGTCTGATAAATTTTTAATGCTAGTAGCTATGTATGAAAGCCTATCTATTCGTTGTTTGGCGTATTTCTTTATACTATTCAATGCTGATGCCTTGTCATTATGTTTTATTGCTTGCAATGATTTTTCTATATAACCATAGCCTTTATAATTATTAATTTCATCTGCTATAGTTTCTTTAATATTTTCATCTGACCAATTATATCTGGCCATCTCTCTATTTATACTTCTTTGTAGATAAAAGGCAAACTGTGCAAAACGATATGATATTTGTGCGCAATCTTCTGGACTAAGTTTTTCCAATTCGTCGCGACTCATCGATAAATATCCATTAATTTCGGTTTCTGTAACGGCGCATCCCGCACTGTATTCTGGTAATGATAAGGTTTTTTCGTATTCATCTAAAAGCTTATCCCAATGCTGTAATTCTTCTTTAGCTGTTTTGGTCATTTAATCTTTTTCTCCATTCATCTTCAGATTCAGAATACGGTAATACTATATGTTGTATATTATTTTTATTGCACCACTCTTGTTTTTCTTCATCTCTTTTTTTGGATTTTAAAAAACCCATCATATTATTGTGATAAAATGGTATAAATTTATAGTGTTGTTCTCCATGTACTTCAATGCAGGCTTTAATTAGAGGTAAATAAAAATCTAAATATAGTGTTTCTGATTGTCTTAGAGGAATAGGAACCTCTTCAAGTATTTGAAGCGTTGGGAATTTTTCTATAATTAATTTTCTTGCCAATAGATGAAAACTGGATTTATTTTGTATCCTACCTTTAGCTATATGTCCTGTTAAATGCCAATTAACTATTCTATCGTCTAGGTCTAACACATTCATTTTCATTTAATGCCAAGCAATTCCTTTACTGCTTTACTAACTTTATTATAAGCTGTTTCGTTTTCTAGTAAAAATGCTCTGACTTTTTCAGTTCCTTGAAACTTAGGAGCATCTTCTAAACAAGAGACAGTATACCATGCGCCACCCTTTTGTATAACACCCAAATCTGATGCTAAATTAACTAATTCTGTACATTTATCAATACCTTGTCCATATCGAATATATGATGTTGTTACAGCTCCTGGAGCGCCCAATGCCGAACAAACAACTTGCCACTCTATCTCTTGTCCAATTTGAGTGTTATCGGTTCCCACTACCCAAGGCTTAAAGCTTTTGGCTCTTAATTTTATATCTGTTTGATATGCTATAGCCTGACCACTTTTCTCTTTAAATTCAGCGCCATAACCTGTTGGATTACCCATTAAATGAGTAATTCCTATAACAATGTTTCTATTCACCGGTATAACATTTGCTACTTTACGGCAAAACTTAGCAAGCAATTTAGCTCCATCTGCTCTTTGCATTTTATCCATATCGCTTGTTATTTCTGCTTCTGTACATAGTGCAGAATATGAGTCTATTATTAAAACGCAGCCAGGAACCTCATTAATAATTCTTTCCCCTATTTGTAAATATTCTTCGGCATGTAATATTTTACCTTGCTGACTTCCTATTATATGAAATCTATCTAGATCCAATCCTGGTATTCCTTCAAGATCTCGTTTTTTTAATCTACCTTCTATGTTTAGATAGTACACTTGCCTTCCATCTTTAAATGATTGGTGGGCATACTCTGGTTTTTGTGCATTAGCAGCAAAGTCTAAGGATGAGGTGGTTTTTCCGCATTTAGGTTGTCCAGTAAGTACAACAAAACTGCCTTCTGGTATACCCCCATTAAGAGCAATATCTAGCGCTGGACTAAATGGAATAATCATAACTTTCTTGTCTATTAATGCATTGCCAGACAAAATAATTTCATCACCAAATTTTTTATTCACATCTTCTTTAAGGGTTGGCATTATTCTAATTCCTTCAATTTTGAAATAATATTTTTTTGAGGTGCATTTTTTCTGAAAACAGTTTTTTCGCTTCTGTCCAAATCTATAGTAAGGTCTGTGTTTTCTGTTTCTAGAGAGGAAGCTTTTGTTTCTATGATAGGAATCAAAAACGGCGCTCGCAAAGAATAAATTTTTTGTCCTTCATAGCTTCTTAAAGCAGCTATTATTGCTTTTGCTGGATATTTCTTGATTAGCTTATGAGCGGACGATATTTGGTCTTTATAGTATCTTGCCCATCTTTTGGTTGTCCAAAATCTATAATGCAAATCTAAACCATCTTTTTTGGCTTTGTTTTCGCAAATGAGTTCTGTAACATATTGGGCTGCAGATACGCTTTGTCCATTAGAATACTTTGAATGGTATTTATCCATTATTCTTTGGTCTAAAAATAGCTTTGTTTATAAGATTAGATGCGCTATTTTTGTAAGAACGATCTCCAGATTCTGATCCTTCTTTGGTCATAATAGCAACACCACCAATACCCTTACCAGCGGTTTTATTAATAATGTTCACTGGTTGAGTTTTTACAGAAACACTCTTTTTGGAAGATGCTTTGGTTGCCTTTTCCAAAGCTTTTACCACCTGTTCTGTATTAAGTCCTAGTTCTGATGCTATTTTTTCATTGGAATATCCTTGATGATTTAGCCAACTGATAGCATATATTTGTGTTTTATTTAGTCTAGCCATTATTAAAAGTCCTCTCTTTCTGCATTTCTTATCCATGATACATTCATGGTTCTTAAAAATGATAAATATAAATCAAAAGTAGTTTTACTGACTTCTTTAAACTCAATATCGGCCCCATCAACTTGAAATAAATTATTGTTTTTATTTTCTGACATATCATTTGTTGGATCATATATTTTCTTTAAAGTGTCTAATCTAATCATATATTTGTATGATCCATTAGCTTTAATTTTTGCTTTTGCCATGATCCTATGATCGTTTTCATCTATCAGACGAGGATTGTTATCTTCATCAATAAAATCGTATGTTTTTATTGTTGAAAAAAATTTGGATTGTGTTTTTATATTCGAAGGTTTACTTTGTTCGAAAATGAATGTTTCAGTCATATGATCTCTCCTTTGCATTCTCATTACTATGGTCTACGCCTTCAATAAGTTTGTCTTCCAGATATTTAAAAAATGTAGCCATATAATGTTTATAGTCTTTATCTATTGGTACTGGAATATGAAATGTTTTAATAGAAATTTCTTTTTCTTCGGTTATTTCGCCTTTTAAGTTTTCAGCTAAAACAGATGCGCTAATAGTGAATATAATTTCATGAGGACAACTAATCAATTTTTTAGACTTTTCATCATTATCGAAAATATTATTTGATGGGTCATTAAATGCACCAATAATTTTAGCCATCTCGATATCGTCTATATCTTTTAATTGTTCTACGATAGATGGATCTAGATTATCTAAATCAATTTTTGGTAGTTTATATTCTTTCTCTGACATATTAATTCCATTTTATCTTATTTTGTTTTTTAAGCCTTTTCATACCTTTTGGCAGAGGTGCGTCCGCTTGCTGTTCTTTATATTCGTTGTGTTTATGATATAATGCTTGTTTATGATCATCTGACATTTTATCTCTATTTCTATTAGCTAAGTCACCAACAGTTTTTAGTTCAGAATCTGATTTTTTAACAGATGATGTTTGTGTCGCTACATCTAAAATATAACATCTGTGAGTTTTTTTACTACTGCAATTTATACATACTGGATTTTCTTGGTATTCTTTGATATAAAAAAATAATTCAAATGATTTATTACATTTATCGCATATATAAGAGTAGTTAGGCATATATCAAGTATAATACGAAGATGGAAGGTATAGTAGCCATTCTTGAGGTATATCTGTATATATCTTACGCAATAGATGGGACACGGGCAAGTATTTTGTCTCTTTATTGGGTTCTATTGGTAATTTTTTTAATTCCATGTTGGCCTCTTTGGGTGTCCTATTACTTTTCTTTCTATTACATTGTATGCAGCAAGTTACAATATTATTCCAGTTGGTTGGAGATCCTGTATTATAATTCCATTTTGATTTTGGTACGACATGGTCATATGTTAATTTGGTATCTGGAAATATATGATTACAATACTGGCAAGTATATTCATCCCGTAAAAAAATATTTCTTTTACAAAAGATAATTCTGCTTTGCCTTTTCTTAAAAAACTTTTTAGTTCTAACTACAGCCGGTATAGGATGTTTTTTATTATTGGACCCAACAATAAAATCGTCTTTATAAAAGTCTAACATATCAATTGCATATTTTGAGTCCTCAGAATATTTCATGTGCCAAACTATAGCTTTTTTCCAACTTATAATAGACAGTGGAGTATAGTCAGCATTTAGCAAAAGACATTTTCTATGCTTATCTTTCATTTTCCTGGTTTTCTAGTCTTGATAATATCGATCCAATAATTGGATTTCTAACTATGTCGGAGGTATCCAATATTGATATTCCGACCTTATCCAAGTTTGTCAAGGCATGCATTATATCAGAAAATCCTCCCCTAGCGCTTCTGTGTAAATCTGATTGACTAACATCACCAGTTAAAACCATTTTGCTATTCATGCCTGTGCGAGTCAATAGCATTTTTAATTGTTCATAAGATGCATTTTGACACTCGTCTGCTACAATAAAACTATTGTGAAAGTTTCGTCCTCTCATTAATCCTAATGGTACAATTTCTACCTTATTATTTAATTTCAAAGTGGCATATAAACTCATTGGAATAAAATGAGCAACTTCATCTAATATAGGCAATAAATAAGGATGTAATTTTTCTTCTGCTGTTCCTGGTAAATATCCTATTTTTTCTCCACTCTCGACCACCGGTCTGGTTATAACAATTTTATTAACCTTATTATCGATCAGATATTCTAATGCCATACCTATTGCTATATGTGTTTTACCGCTACCAGCAACACCTTGACAAAAAGTAATAACATTTTCAGCAACTGTTCTGATATATTCTTTTTGATTATCTGTTCTTGGTTTTAAACGATTTCTATAAGCTTCACCAATTTTTGGTGAAACATGATTAGTTAGGTCGATAGGTTTGGATTGTTTTTTGGACTTTGAATTTTTACGCAAGTTTACCTCGTGAAATAAAGGATTAAATTAAACATGCACCGCCGGCGCAACTAATTTCCTCTATTCCCACGGTATTATCTTCAGTCTCTAATAATTGTGTATAATCCACTTTTTTGAACCCTCCAAATAAATCACAATAAATTTTCCAGTTATAAACATCTTTCATGCAATATGTTAAACGTTTAGTATCTCCATCAAAATATTTTCCAGCAAAATTTTTCATTTTAGTAACAAACATTAGTTTTGACTCAGGATGGTCTTTGTTTGCTTGATTTAATGTAACATAGTCACACGCTGCCCACAAATTATTATCAAATGTATTCAAAGCTAACTCTATTAAACCAGAGCACCATAAAGCAGCATCTCCGTATTCTTTAACAATTTCACGACTAGTATAAACTGTTGTAAAAGGAGCTTGGGGATAATCTTTGTCTCCACTTTGAGGTATTAAACTAATACCAGCAAAATATTTACGGTTATCATAAATATACTGAGTAACATCATCCCACTCATCGGGTTTAACAGTTACTGTGTTGCTAACATTATGACTCAAATATTCTTGAGTGCATAATGATTTATTTTTACCTGAATTAACCCAATGCTTTTGGGTGTCTTTAACAATTGACAACATTTCTATTGCTGGTAATTGATTTTTTAATTTGGCTCCATCAGGAACTTCTATAGGGAATTTAATCACTTCGTCCGTATTATTGGCCGACCAACGAGATTTTTCGCAGGCTTGCGGGTTTACCTTTTTAAAGTGTTGGTATGGTGCTTCTAAAACATTGGCTTGTACGTGTCTTATATAGCGTTTAGCATGATGCGGGTGAATACCGGAGCTTGTTCCTAGCATACTAGAACTTGTTCCTTCTGGTTTTAAACAGGTAACTCTAGCTGCTTGATTTATGCCAAGTTTTTTGGCCAATTCTTTATTGGTATCAACAGCAATCTTTGCGCCATTTCTTAATGTTTTTTCTGATAATACTAAATCATGTTTTTCCATTGTTCCCGTAAGAGACACTCCTAATAGAGCCTCTCTCTCAAAAATCTTTTGGCTAATAGGACCCAAATAATCTAATTTGGTAAAACCGGCCTGTAAAGTTCCTATAATAGATGCTGCTTTGCATCGTTCATAAAAATCATCTTCATCTTCTATCGATGAACAATTGATGGTAGTCAGATTGCATCCTTGCCATCCGCTTTTACCACTTTCTTCGTCTACCGGCCACATTCCAACTTCCACACAAGGATTGAAAGTCATCTCTGTCGAATCACTCCATATAAATCCTGGTTCTCCAAATTCTTTAACGCTTTCCATAAGGGTTTGAAATTCTTTAAAAGTTGTACTATCTTTGAGCAAGAGAGCTGAATTATTACTTCTGGCTCGTTGAGGATTTTCCATATACCAGTTACCAGTTTTAGCCTTCGCCATCTCTTCATCATCGTGACTAAATAATGCTAAACTAGCAGAACGACGAACTCCACCGCTTAAAACAGCATCACTACTATGCATAACAATATCATAAGCGTCAATTGGTCTTAGTTTTTTCTGTCCATTATTGATACAACGATCTAATAATTTTCTAATGTTCTCTAAACCTTTTTGTAAAGGTTCAAAACCAGGAGCCTTGCCAACCCCTGAACTAAGATCAGAACCTTTTGCTCTAATATTAGAATAATCAAATACAACATACGTATTCTTATACATCTTAAATTCATCTATAGGTTTGCTAAAATAACTACTTAGTAAAACTCCAAGAGCATCGGCCCATCCCTCAATGCTATCTTCTATGATATATTTTGTACCTTCGCCTTCTGGCGGATTGTGTTCTAGTGTTGGTAATTTTGCAACATGATGTTTTTGTACACTAAACCCAGTTCCACTGCCGCATAGCAATAACCAAAAACATTCTTGAAAAAACCTAAGTCTGTCACAATAAGAGCTTGTGCAGTTATAGATTTTTGCGTGTCTCTTAAGAATAGGATCTCCGCCGAACTGTAAACCTCTTTGGCTCCCCAAAACTTTTTTCTTATACATTATCTCATAAGCCCAATCTATTTCGTCTGCAATATTTTTATCAGCATACATTGTATGCATCATATTTTTGACTCTTTCAACAGCTTCTTTCCAAGTTTCTCTACGATTTTTGTCTTCTAACCAACGAGCATATTTGCTTACAAATGTATAATTTTGAAGTTCTTGTAGAGCCGACATATTATCTCCTATTTATTGCTGTGAAGAGTCCGAATATTACCGCAGATTGAAAATAAAAATCTGTCATTAGTGTATTTCCGGTAATATTATTATAGATATAAACCAAAACCATTATATAAAAACTAATTTTATATATCATATTACACCAGATAATTGTTTCAGCCAAGAAAGATCAGGGTCTACATATGAAATTTGAATACCAGACATTTTTACAAATTGATCAAAAATTTTTTGAGCCTTATCATCAAACATATGTGTACCATGTCCATTTATCATAATGATTGTGGAGACCCCTTCTTGCCATAAAGCCATTGTACATTCATTGCAGCATTGTCCAGTAACATACGCTATACCATTTTCTGGTCGTACAATACAATTAGACAAAGCATTGCGTTCTGCATGAATCATCCACGGATATTTCTCTGGTCTTGATATGGGCAAACAACTATCATCAACCCCGCGCGGAAATCCGTTATATCCTACTCCTAGTATTCGATTACTTTTATCTGTAATCACGCATCCATGTTTAGTATGTATATCATGGCTACGTTGTGATACAACTTTAGCCATTCCTAGAAAGTAGTCCTGCCACGATGGTCTCATACGACTATGATAGCGTATGCTTGTCGTTAGTCAACTAGTAACACAAATATTATTTTTGAGTTTGTACTTTGTTGTATAATAATAGTGTTACTGCGGCTCCTACTACACCCATAAAAATACCACAAGGAGATACTGATTCGTATTCTCCTAAAAGGTACAATATTGCACCACCCATATAGGACCCAGCAACTCCGAGAGCTATGGTTTTAATGAAACCCAAATTTTCTTCTCCGGGAATTAAAGCTTTTGCTATACTACCCGTAAATAATCCGTATACACTCCACACTAATAAATTAAACATTTGCTGCCTCCACTAGAGTAATAACCTCTTTATCTGTTAAATTCTCACCAACATTTAATAATGTTTCCATTAATTTTATACCATATTTAGTATAGCCTTCAGAACCAAGTTCTTTTTTAAGAATTCTTTTTATTCTTAGTCTAGTAAACCAACCTTTTTGTTTGCTATAGTTTTTAATTTCATCTCCATAAATTTTGTATCTATCTGAAGCTGTCATATTTTTGGTTTTTACTTTATTACATTCTTGTAATACTCTAATAAGAGTTAAACTAATACTAATAATCATTAATATGGCAATGACGCAACCAAATTTTTCATCTTCAGGGATTCCCGCTTGTTTCATTATTTTTTTAGCAATAGTGTTTAATTTTTTATTATCTTTTTCCATGTTATTTTTATTTCCTATATGTTTTATAATGTTTATTTGGTGAAGGGTCGATTATTATTTCTGGGCGAATTTCTGACTCTGTGTTGGGTTCGCAATATCCACAACTAACTTTTGATATTCCGTCACCACTAATATACCATCCTTTTCCTTTACATACTGGACAATCTTTACGTTTATATTTTTTTGTTATGTCAATATGCTGGGCCTTAACTACCCCACCAGCCAAAACCACAGCTGCTAAAGTTGAATTAGCAAATGCGTATTGATTAGGTCCTATAATGCTAAATATTAACAATATAGCTAGTATTTTATTCATTTTTCTTTTTTCCATGGCAATATTTTTTTCCGTTTGTTTGGAGTTACAGTACTATCTGGTTCTCTATAAATAATTTTCATAATACTTAGTATAAAACCAAAGATTGTAGTTAATAATTTATGTAATGATATTCTATCTATAAGTTTCATTTGTTTTTACTTTCAGCTAGGACAAATATAAGTTGTTGTACGAGCAAAATTAAGCTCGCCTGCTAGGTAGTTCCAACCGGTTGTATATGTGTCCGGAGTAATACCAGAACCAGTTAATGTTGCTCTCACAGAGTATGGTACATTATTAATTTGAATAGCATAATTAGTATAATATACTCCTGTAGCATTATAATATGCTGCTTTATACCATTGATGATCAGTTGGTAAAAAGAATGTAGCTTTTCCATTAGACATTATTCCTGATCGAGTCGGATTACAACTATCGTTACAGTTTACCAAATTATATGCTCCGCTATTAGTAATATTAAAAGCACTAGCTCCAGAAGGTTTGCCTTGAGATAGCCAATTGCAGTATCTTGCGGCACCATACCAATTTACATATTCAACAGGTTTATTTTCATAATTATTTTTAACAATATAAGTATAATTATTAGCATCTCCGGATCTTATAATTCTTTGTTCACTATTCCATAATCCAGATGAAACTGTATTAGTAGCAACTTTAACAACAGAATTAAGGAATTTTTCATATTCGCAATATGTAACAGGATATTTAGCGATATAATAATGATTTGGTACACTTCCGAAACTGCCTCTCGATGTTACATCGTGGGGATTATTCATATTTCCTACACCAACCATTGGAATATCAGGATAAACTCCACTATAAAATGAGCATAGTCTAAATCCTATGCCAGTATTCGGTATTCCTGGATTATTAACATTAATACCTCTATAAATAGCAGGAACGGTTTGATAGAACTTAAGATCTCCCGATGTGTTTGTATTGTAGAATCCGCCCCAAATTCTTCTGTTTATAACACCATTAATCCTAGTTCCACCTCCCGCAGCAATATCTGACCATTCGTATACGTTACCATTTTGATCATATGTTCCAAAATAACTTGGACCGCCGTTTGTGCCAACAGTTGTAACATTGCCAAGCAGACCTACACTTTGAGCACTATCCCAAACAGCTATGCCGCTCCAATTAACAGTATCCGGCGGAACAGGCTCATAGTCGGAGTAATCATTTGGACAATTAGAAGTAAAAGATCCATTAAAACCAAATGGTAGATTGTTTGGATAGCACAATCCATCGCAGCATAATGTTTGGACAGGAGTAGACTGAAATTCTGGTGTGCCGCATATGCCCGCATGTGCCTGCCAAAATGCATATGCTTCTCCTGAAGTGGCAAAATAATAGTCTGTATTTACTATTTCTGGAGGACAATCTAAATAATTGCTAATACCATCGGTTGGTTCTAGTCCGGCGACATGCCATACTATACAATCGCTATTTAGTGTGCAATTAGTTGGTTCTCCGCTGGGTGCAGGCTCGTCGGGAAGCATGTTAGTCGGAGTAATACTAACTGTTGGCGTAACAGTGTTG